ATGTATTATTAAATCTAATATCTCCACCTACAACATCAAGTTTAACATTTGGTGTTGATGTTCCTATTCCTACATTTGCAGTTGTATTATAAATAATACCAGAACTTGCAGTCCAAACACTTCCTTCACTAACATTAATATCATCCCAACTTTCAATCCATCTTCCATTTAATCCTAAATTATAATCATTACCATCATCAGATAAGTCCTTAGAACCAATACTAAAATGTTGGTCAGTTTGTAAGAAACCACCAGTTGTGTTTAGATAGATACTACCATCTTTTGATAAATTATTATTAAAGAAAGAAATAGTTGGGTCATCATCAGATAAAATTATTAATGATTCATTAATTAATATACTTTCTGAGATACTACCATTACTTATTCCCTTTAATAAAACAGCATGACCAAGATAACCTACTGCCCAATGAATAATGGGGAGTAAGCTTGTTTCTAAATAAACATTACCATCACCAATCCTACTATCAAAACTTACATTAATAACTGTTTCATTTTGTAATCTATCTGAAACATTGCCTGTAATCAAAACATCAACTGTAGCGTTTGTATAATATAATGTTTGATTTACATCAGCCCAAGTACTTATACAATCATTATTAATACATATATCATTTGACACATTAATTGAATAATTATGGAAATTATACCATTTATAATCTAAAGATAAACCTACTTGTGATAAACATATAAAAATTAATGTGAGCATTATTACTTTTTTCATATTAAAGCGACCTCTTTTTCTTTATCTTCTTCAATATAACAATCTTTATCTTTTTTATCATATAATAAATGGTTATAAATACATTCATCTTCTTTTAATACATTAATATTAAAACTCTTTAAACCATGTTTATTTTCTTGTAATTTGTTTCCTTTCCAATCAATAACATTAGTAATAACTTTAGTACATATTTTACTAGCTTCTTTTTCAAAATCATCTGCAATCTCATAATTAGGTTCGTTTAAATATACTACCATATTCTTACCATCACATTTGAAATTGATATTACCTTTATTTTCATTATTAATTGATATTATTGGTTTTGCTTCAATTATAACATCTGATATTTGAAATATAATATCCATTTTCTTTATTACTTTTTCTTTTATATCAATAATTGCTGGAGCTGATAACACAACAATACTAAAACAAATCATCATTATTATTACTATTGTAAAAATTAATGTTTTTTTACCAAACATGTATATTACCCCCTGTGTCAGCATACATATAAGAATTTAAACTTAAATATATTCTATCACCTACTGTTAAATCATCAGCTACTTCTATATCATCTCCAACTATTAAATCAGCAGTAACATTAATATCCCCAACAACATTTACTTTATGTGTTGGTGTTACTGTACCCATACCTATTTTCCCATCAGCCATTATTATCATTCTTGTTTGAGTTTTCATTGGTTCATTATAACTAACTGAAATTGAAGTTTCTGAAGTTACAAATGCAAGTTTAGTTGGCATATGTGTATTATCTACAACACCATCCGTTAATGCCATAATTGCAGAACTATGTTTCCAACCATTAGCATAACCATAAAATGTTAAGTGTCCTTGTTTACGTCTTCCCCAATATCCATCTTCTGATGGTGAATTAGATGGACTTGCTAAACTTCCACCTGAATTACCTAAATTAATTACAGGATAACCATTTCCTGCAACTGCATAAGACCAATCAGAATCATATCCTTCTTCATCATCAAATATTGCTAATTCAAATTCATCACCAAAACTCGTAAAAACTCCATCACCTAATCTCATCCTCCCTCTAACATCTAATGTATCACCAGGAGTATTTGTACCTATTCCTACCTTACCTGTTATATTTTTCAAGACAGTAGTTGGACCATTACTAACCCATGATGTTGAATTATAATTCCCTTCAACAGTAGAAATATTGCCAAGTATCAAAGCGTCGACAGTGGCATTAGGATAATACTGTGTTGCGTTACTTTCAATTTCTGCTCTTATTACTGTTGCATTATTATTTATGTTGGTATCAACATAACCACAATCAGTACCATTAGCTAAACATACATTAACCCCTAACCTTTGAATTGTTCCTGTCGTTGTTAAATCATAACTACCAATATCTAATGTTTCACCACCTAATAAAAAAGTATGTCCTGAATCTGCAAACTCTAAATTTGTCAAAGCTACGTGAGAAGTAACGCCTCCTCCACCAGAACCATTAATCTCTTCACCATTAAATTTAAGTTGGCTACAAACAATATTAATTAATTGTGTTAAGTTTTCATCAGTTGTCTTTTCAATATAACAAGTTCCATCCCCAAACTCTATCTTTGCATTTTCAACTGTAACATTTTGTAAACTTGATTCTTTTAATGTTCCATTAACTACTATATTATCTACACCAACTTGCCCCTTATTTGGATGGCTTGTTGTAAAATAAAACCTTGTTGTGACTTCTGATTGATTATCCATTCCAGAAGGTAAAGCAAAAGTAAGTTGTGTATCTAATACATTTGTACCAACCAAGCTATATATACTAACTTCGTCTGTTGAATTAGCTATTGTTACTTCAAAATCTCCACCAGAGGTCATTCGTTCTGTATTAAGCCAGAATGTAATATAAGTGTCCCTTAATTGTTCTGTTGAAAATGTACTATTCATTACACATAAATCTCCACCTTTACAATTATCATCTGCTATTACACAAGCAACAGTTGATGGAACAGCCGGACATAAACCATTAATGCTTACTTCCCAATCATCAGGAGTATTCTCATTAACCATTGGAGATAATTCTACTAAATCAAAATCAGCATCTAACCTTATAATATTATCTCCATCAGCTTTTCCAACTTCAATAATTACGTCTTGTGTTAAATGTACTGGAACATTATACAAATCAATATCATCACCTTCTCTCCCAATAACTTTAAATAAACCTTCAAATAAACTAAACCCATTATTTGCATCATCATGTACTATTACTTTCTGTGTTTCAATACCCCATTCTACTCCTAATGATGCTCCTTCATCAGCAGTATTATAATCTAAGAATGGTTGTATTCCAATATTGTTCCATGATATTCCTGGGTCTTGTAATCTTGTTGTATTAGTTGAACCATTATCACCAAAGATACCTTGTGAGTTTCTCATGTAAGCCCATGTAAAATTCTTTCCTGATTGTAATGTTCTTAAAACTTTATTACTATTAATGTCAATAAAAGCAAACTCTGTTACACCTGCTCCCACAGTTTGATTATTGGCTATAACTATTGCCCTATCTAAACCACTGAATGGCATATCTGCTCCAACTCTTATTTGAGAACCATCACTATAGCGTAAGAAAGAATCTAAATCAAGATAACCTTCAGAACCTTTTAAAATACCAACAACTGTTACATTAGCAGAAACATTTAAATTCCCAGTCATATTATCTCCATCAATATTGACATATCTTTCATCAGTACAATCTCCTTCTGGAAAACAAAAATTATTAGCTGTTATGTTTGTTGTATTTTGATTTGTTGACCAATAATAATCCCTTGGAGATGCTGGTCTACTAATCAATCTAATTGCCAATACTGAAGTACTAAGAAGTATAATTGCTAATATAATCATTAATAATTTAGTTTGTTTCATTTCAAGTATAAATATATGTTCCCCTATTATCCCATGTCTTATCAAATTGGGTATTACCTGTTGCCCATAATTCAGATGTTACTAAACCATTACTATCATATGTTGCTTTTGTTATTGCCCAACCAACCGCATCTACTGCGGTTCCAGGGTCAGCATAACCAATATAAATTGGTTGTCCATTTGAATTATTCTCATATCGTTTTGATAATTGAGAAAAAAAAGGTAATGTATCTAAAAATGCTTTATTACCAACATTAGTGATTGTTATTTCCTTCAATGCAGATTGCTTACTAGCATCATTATCATAATAACCACTAAGTTGTGTTGGCATTTATTATTCACCTTTCTTCGATGTCCACTGTCTACCTGATGTTGGTCTTGAGTATATAACTCTACCATCAATGGTCTTACCACTTGGTCTTACATTTTTACAATTTTTAAGCATATCACCATACTTTTTAATCATATATTTGTTATTACTCCTTAACCAATTCTTTAATTTTACTTCAATACCTTCTTTAGTCAAAGCCTCTTTATTTTCCTTAACTTCATCTTTTGTTTCTGGAGCCAAGAATACTTTTTTATTTATATCTACAAAATTTTCATCATCCATTGTCTTACACCTCATCGTTATTATTTATTAATCTATTTGAGCATACCATTATTTTGTATTTTAACACGTCTTTTTTTCTTTTGTTTTTTAAAAGCAACATCCACTTTTTTACCCACTGTTTCAAAAAATCCTTCTTCTTCTAGCTTAGAATTAAGCGATTTAAGAAGCTTTCTTCTTGAGGGAGCTACTATTACTTTTTTCTCTTCTTTCTTCTTTATTTCCTCTAATTTTAGCTCTAAGGATAGCTTATTCTTAGCTTTGTAACTTTTTAAATCTTTTCCCAATAAATCTGCTAATTCTTTCTTCAATCTCTTCAATATATAAATGTTACCAATTGGTTTCCAAATCTTTATTTCTAATTCAATTTGTTCAACTGTTCTCATTTTTAATTGCCTCATCTATTATTTGTTGTACATTCTTTGTTGATGTTTTATCCCATTCATCAGCTATATGTTTAAGTAAATCTTTATATATCCAATCATTATCAATCATTGTTAAAAACGTAAACAATCCATGTTCATAATCTCTATATTGTTCTTGTGTCCATATTGTCTTATCATGTTTGTTTGACCATTTAGTTTTTGCTCTTTCCCATACAATTAAAAACTTTGCTATTTCATATGAAGTTGCTTTATGTGGTTTATTTATAATTGGGCACTCAACATCAAAGAACCTAGCAGTAAAACGAAATATATTACTAAACATTGATTTTAATAAACCATTAGTAAACATGAATCTCTTTTTATCTTCTTGCATTTCAATCACATTAATATATTAAATAAAAAAAAATAAAAATTGGTTTAATCATCTGACATAGGTTTCCAGACACTAGCACCTGTTTCATTCCTAAAATGTGACGATGTTCCCAATGTCGCATTTAAGTCAACATAAACTGTTCCTTTGGGTGCTGAATGAGCAGGTGTCCCTACACCTATTTCAACTTTTGAAGGCATGACTTCTTTGTCGACACTTAAGCCTCCATTTAAACCATTCTTCATCCCATAGTTATAAACCATTTTTAGTCACCTTTAGGTTGTTGTTATTTCACTAGTTGCTTCGTCCCTAAGATATCTGTACGCAATCCTTTGTGTTACTGCTGCAAAGTTTGTATCTCTACTTGCGTCAAAGAATCTCTCAATTGTTACAGGTCTTTTCTCTGCTCCAATCAAAGCATGGTTTACATCTATGATATATGCTAGTACTGAACTAACGTTGTTAGATACAAGTACTTTCATACCAAAGATACTACCAATCAATCTTTGCCCATTTGCTGCAGATGGTCCACCCGTTTTATCAGCCTCGTTAAATGAGTCGATGTTTCTTAAATCGTTTGCTACTTCAACACCTACGATTATATGTGAAGGTGTAAAATTAGCTGCTTCAATCTGTTGCATTCCCTGAGTGATATCACTTATAGGTAATGTTGCGTTTGAGTTAGCTACTGTATTACCAGATGCTGTTGCTGCTGCATCTAACTGTGCTACAATTAATGCTTCCTCGTTATCAGCCATCTCATATCCTGCTGTCTCAACATTCATGTCCATTACTCCAAAGAGTGAATCTTCTTCCATCTCTCTTGTAATTAAAACACGTACACCATATTTAATCGGTTTAAGATTAAATCCTGAATACTCTTCAGCATCCAATGGTATAACTGCTCCTTCTGCTACCCTATAAACATTCATTGTTTCAGGTTGCTGTAAAGGTATGTCTACACTTGACCCTGGGATGTCACCTGGACCAAGTACTCTTGATACCAAAGCTCTTAGTATTAGTTTCTTTCTAATAGCTGAAACTAATGTTCCCCAAAGAGTTCTTGGAATTAACCTAGAACCTGTAGATGAACCTGCAGTTGTTGAAGTCGAATCCTTACTGTCTGTATGTAATAATGTATTGCTTGTTGGCATTCTTCTTCACCTCTACCTTATATTAAGTAACCACATGACATAATCGCCACTGGTTGCTGCACCTGTTAGGCTTCTTCCTATACAGGTAAGTCTTTCTGCTGCTGTTGCTCCGACAGTTGTTCCACATTTGTTTACTCCTGCTGTAGTTGAACTACCGTTACCCATAACTAAATCTCCTGGATATAATACGCTAGTTGTTGCTACAACTGGACTAAGGAATATACCACGTGTTACGAATGCAACTTGGCTTCCTGCTGCTGCGTCATGTAACGCAATTCCCACTACTCTTCCACCAACTGTTTTAACTGCTGCAGAGGCAGTATATTTTAGTGGTTCGACTTGTATGTCGTCATAGGTTATTGTACTTGGTACTGTTGTGCCGAATGGAGAAGTTGATGGACCAGATGCGAATAATATATCCCCTGCTAAAATAACAGAAGTTGTATTCCCATTTGAACCTGTAACAACTCTACCATCGTCATCATGCAAAAAGTTTTCTTGTGCCATGTTTTGTCACCTTTTTATCTATATGCAGATTCCATAATGGATTTATTAAAAGCTTTATAACCTTTATCATTAAATCCAATGGTCTTATCTTTTTTGTCAATTCTCATACTCTCATCGACTTTCTCTTCTGGCTTATCTGCTTCAGCTTCCTTTTCAGGTGGAACTTCTGCTGTTGAGCCTTCTTCTTTGTTTGTCTCATCAGATTCCTTGATTTTCTTTTCATAGCTCTCAATTATATTGAGTTCTACGTCAGACTTTTCCATTAGTTCATTCTTATCAAGTCCTTTGTTAATCAACAAGATAGATTCAACTAATTTCTTTTTCTTCTCAAGTTCAAGCTTCATTTTTTCTTCTTCAGCTTTCTTTTTATCAAGTTCTGCTTTCTTCTTCAGATTTTCATTCTCTTCTTTCAACTTCAAATAATCAGCTTCTTTAATCTCTGACATTTTCTTATCACCTTTTGTTTTGATTTGTTTATCGTTTTCTTCCACTTCTTTAAATGATTCTGAAACTGCTGCTTGTAAAGATGCAGCTTCAACTCCCCGTGTATGCTTATTAACTAAAGCAACTAAAGGAATATGGAGCTTTTCCATATTAAATGTGACTTCATTATCTTCTTCTACACGTTCAACTGTTGCTCCACCTTGTACGGATGGTCCAACTAATCCGTCTTGAATTTGTTCGATTATATCAGGGTGTTTAATTGTGTTCTTAACCCAACCTTTTAGATTAAGACTTTCACTATCTAAAGCATATGCTCCCTCTCCAACATTATGGTTGGGATTATCATAATCCTCTTGATGTCCAACAATAAAGTTAAAAGGTTTACCATCATTCTCTTCAAGATTCTGAACTCTATAATTCCTATTGTTCTTTGATTTTCCTACAGCTAATGCAGTTCCTTCGATTATAAGTTTTCTGGATTTTCCTTCACCTTCAACTTTACTCTCTTTAATATCTACACGCCACTTCAAATCTATAGTTCCCATTATTATCACCTTGGTTGTCTATATTTCCTTAATTCTATTTGTTTCTTGTATCTTGCAGCTCGTGGTACTATTTGGTTTCTTGGATTTAATATAGTCATTTTGTTATAATTATTTTCACGAGTATAAGGACTGAAGTTCCATGAGTTCTGTGTAAGTTGATTAACCTTTAGCATATCTTGAAATTGATGATTCCTACTTGGTTCATTGCTTGGATTATCAACAATAGTTTCTTGGTCAAATTGGTCGATATGTAACATTGTTCCTTTCTTAAAAGGATTTCTTATCATTGGCATTATTTCACCTTTGGATTTGCTACAAACTTCTTATCCATTCTTTTACCATCTGTATTTTGTTTTTTAGTTGGGTCGGTTGGATTATTACCAAACTTAACTTTATCAGAACCTTTCTGGAACTTTGATTGGTCTTGAGGATTACCTGGACTACCTATTGGCCCTTCACCCATAACTGGGATATCTGGCAACTTCTCTGCGAATTTTGGGGGGAGAAGAGAATTAGCTTTCTGAGGAGTTACCAGACCATCTTTAACAAGACCACGTAGGATATCTGTTGAAACTTCCCATTCTCTTTCTTCGGTATGTTCCCACATTAGTTTGTTCTCTTTATTACCTAACTTTTGACCAATTATAATTTTATCTTCAAATTGTGTTTTAATAGTTCTTTGTAAATTCTTAATAAATCTAACATAATTTCTAAGTGTTACTTCATCTGCATTACCACCTAATATAAGTTCTTTTGGAGTTTGAAGACCAAGATATATTTGTTCATCTGTATGTTCTGTAATTGGGGTAACTTCAAATCCCTTTCCTTGAAATTGTAATACCTCTGCATCTACTAACCAAGATGTTACAAACTCAGTATCAGCATATATATCTACAACCTTTTCCTCTACTTGATTAACTTGAGATGTCTTAGGATTTGGTAAAACAGTTTCATTACCTAATTTAAAATGAATTAGTGGTGCTGCATAACGATGTACTATTGTACTAGAATCAGATTCTATACTATCTTTTAAACCCAAAGATGGTAAACTAGAATGAATCTGTGAAGTCCCATATTTCTCACCAGGTTGTACGTTATAACGGAACATCTCAATCTCCTTAATTGATTTCCGTTTAGTAAATGTTTTATCTGTATTTATGTTTCCTGTTGTTCCCCATAACGCAATTTTTCTACCATCTAAAAATTGTGCATAACCTATAAAGTCACCTGTCTTACTTCGATAAGTAACCATTGTCTTTGGGTCAATGAATTTAAATTCAATAATACCAGAACTATTACGTGGTAATTCCACCCAACAAGTACCAATCTTCAATAACTCTCTAGACAAACTAAAAAAGAAATCTTGCCAATTGTACTTATCTGAAAACTTAGATAATGCTTTTTCACCACGTGATGTAAAATAGAAGTTTTGAGCAACCTGACCTGCTGCATTATTTATACATGATGATACAATAGGAAAGTTGCTATAGGCATTCTTATATTGTTCTATTAATGTAACAGGTGGTGCATCCGAATCTACATCTTGAAAAGTATTCCTACTCACCAATCCTATTCCTGCTTCAGAAATAACCTCTTTGGTTTTAGAACCTCTCCATACCTCTAATAGTTTTTTTGGAATCTTCATAGTACTCAATCGGTAGATATCAGAGATTGAGTATTTAAAAGTATCTATTATCGTAAGAAAAAATCAGCTAATTAAGAATATGCCTTTACTTCCACGTACACTAGAACGCCTTACTTCCAAACATACTTCTCCAAATCCTCTAGCACCATAACATGCTAAGCCTAAAGACATCACTGTATCATCATGTTCACCTAATCCTTGAAACTTAACAGTCATCTTCTTTTCATCATACATAACACCAAAAGAACTTAATTCCTTTACAAGTATATCTGTTACTTGTTTGGTTCTAATATCATCTTCATTCTTATTTATAATTATTTTCTTTTGTTCAAAGAAATTCCTTAAATTTGTTATCATATCTTGTTTACTTAATTGTGTAAATCTAAACTCCTGAACATTCAATGAATCATTTCTAAGGTCTTGTATGAATGCTTTACCAAATGAACCTGCATCTGCAGTTATCTTAACACATCTATAATTATTATACAACTGAACTATCCTTGCTTTCTGTGCTTGATAACTCATTCCTTTATATCTTTCAATATTAACAACTCTAACAGTTTCTTCATTCTTTTCAAGTAATGTAATAACTGTGTAATCTGATTGTGCTTCACCACTCAAAGCAAAATCAGCTCCCATATAATATGTTCTTCTATCTATTGCCCCTTCAGTAAATGGTGCATTGAAATCAAAACACTTTGATACCAACTCATAAGGGAATATCTTTGTTGATGAAGATAAGGGTTTACATAAGAATTCCCTAGACCAAGATAAAGCATCATATTGTTTCCTAACACTACCCATTGGATTATCAGGATATCTATGTTCCCATAGAGTTTTACCATCATTCCATTTCATTGTTGCAGGATACATCTTAGAAGTGTATGCTGGATTCTTATGTAGTTGATGTATTGCGTCAGTTTGAGATGTTGGTGTTCCAACAAATGCAACTGTTCCTCTTTTAGCCAACACCATTGGAGGTATAACCTTTGTAATGATATCCATGTTATCCCAATAACCTATCTCATCTCCACCTATAAAATCTACGTGTTCTCCTGGTAAGTTCTCATTCGATGGTCTACTCCATATCATAGAACCATTCTTTAATTGTAATTCAGTCTTACTCCATAGTATTGACTTACCTGTTGGAATAGCTGTTCTAAGAATATCACTCATTGTAATTTTTTCTCTTATTCTTCTCAATATAGATATAGCTTGTTTCTCTGTCTTTGAGGTTATAATACCTTGCCAACCTTTCTGTGTGAATGCTTTAAATATTGGATAATCAACAAACAACAATTCAGTTTTACCAGATGACCTAAACGCCATAAGATTCAATCTAGCTTCACCAAGTTCAAGTAAGTCTAACCATTCTTTTTGGTATGGTGTAAGTTTACCTGGAGTTCCATCTTTATCTGAAGGTAATCCAATAATCTCATTAATAAAAAATACTGGGTCAGATAATTTCAACTTTAGGTTCTCACCATGTTGTTCTGTAAGTTCCTTCATAGTTAAACTAATCTTCATTCACCTCATTTAAGTTAAATAGGATTAACATGTTAATCCTCATTTATCTCTTCAACATCAATCACATCCTGACAAAATGAAGAGAAGTCCTTTGCATCAACACCAAGTGTCTTCTTTCTCTTCTCTCTTACTGTAAGCTGTAGTTCTTTCATATTACTTCTAAACTGTTGTTCAACTGCATTAACTAGATATGATGCGGGGTTGTTCCTACTTGTGCTCTGTTCATTACCATCTTTGTCTATCCATGTCTTCTTTATCAAGTCACCATCTTCCATTAGTAATCCATGTAGTCTTTTTATCCTAATGAAGTCATAGATAGCAAGGTCAAGCATCATCATGTCTTCAGGATTAGATAGATTATGTTTCTTAGCAATTGACTCAACAAAGGCAAGATATATTCCTTGTTCATCTTCACGTAAGCTTTGTTCCATGTAACCTAACAACTGCCTACCATAATTCTTTTCTTTAAGTTTCTCAATGAATGTAACTTTCTTCTTCATTGCTATTTCAATAGCACCTTTCTTAACAATAGAAACCATCTTATAAACTCTCCATTTGTTTCTTCAGTTTTATTATGTCCCATGTTAACATTGCCCATATTCTTGTGGGATTACCATACTTCTTTTTAAAGTCTGTTGTATTCATTTTTTTCATATTATCCAACATAGTTTGTTTTTTCACATTGATTTTTTCAAGTTCTTCTTTAAGTGTGAATTGTCTTCGTTGGTATTCCTGGAATTGTATTTCCTTTGCTGGACTGAATTCAACTTTACCAAAGTATTCACCAACTGGTTCAGTAATATGGTCTGAAGGACCAGTTGCAATATCTTTAAGTTCACCATCTGTTGGTCGTGTGACATCCATCTTATCATCTTCTTCAGACCTATCTTGTAAAGTCATCTTACTTTTATTTATCACTCTCTTAATATCTTCATTACCATCTGGTGACTCAGCAATTACATTACCATTTCCATCAATCATCTTTCCCATCTTACATCACACTCCATAATCATTTCACTCATCTAGTTTTTACAACTATAATAATTTTTATTTACATACAAATCATAATTAGTAGATTGAAAGTAAGTACAATACCAATAGAATTGTGTTACAATATTCTCCATCATCTTTCACCTCATCGACTTGAACTCGAAAAGCTCTATACGGCTAATTACTATCAAGAGTAGTCTATTTAAACCTTACGTTTATCTACCTTTTACTACAGTAGATATATTACTACTATACTTCAAAGTTACACTTTCATAACAAGTTATTCACAACTACAAGTAATTGTTTGTGTATTTTAGTAGTACAAGTTGAATAGTTATTGTAATTATTTTATTGGTACTAGTTGAATAACATCAGTAATTGTTTGTGTACTGGTCGTATATATTATGTATCATTTGATATCTACTTCGAAATATATCTATTGTAGTAGTCCATACTAGTATAGTAATTAGGCTATTGAAACTAGTAGTGAAATTAGTATATTGGTATCTAATACCTTATGTTATCTATACTAATATACTATTCTCTATCCTAATACTTCTATTTGTATACCTGTTACTAATGGAGTATACCAATAGCTATTACGTCTTACAGTACCTATATATTTATATAGTACTAAGTTATTATACTATTATAGTACAACAATAGTAGTATACTACAACAGTAGTACTACTAAAGGAGAAAATAAAAAATGACATCAAAAGAAATGGACGTACCGTCCACACAAACAAAAGAACAAATTGAAGTATTTGACAACTTAGTAAAAATTACTAAGAAAGTCAATAGTGAAAATAAGTGGTTTGCTATACCATTAGGTATAACAATTAAGAACACTGAAGACAATAAAGAGACAATAGCAACATATCAAGACTTATACGATAAGGTTATATCAAAGCTTGATATAGAAGGTCTTTCTGGTAAGGATAAGCTTACCAAGATTCTTATATATGCCTTATCTCATTAGGCATATATATTTTTTTTTACCTTATGGTGTAGTAATTGGTATATAGGTATAGGTGATAGCCATAAAGGCACACACCTTAGAAGGTGATAGATATGGTTAATGAACAAGATTTAAAGGCATTTGAAGGGTT